ATATATGTCAGAAATTTTTCTTCCAAAAGACTATGAATGGGTAGACTTGAGCAATTATCAGTTTAAGTCTGCTCTTGATAACCTCATAAATGAGGATGACAATCTTTTCATTCAAGCAAAAGCTGGTTGTGGAAAATCTTTGATGATTAACATCGCTGCAGCTATGAAAGAGAATATTGTCATCCTTTCAACAACTGGAACTACAGCTATGCAGTTGTCTTCAGATGGTATTCCAGCAAAAACAATTCATTCATTTTTCCAGTTTCCAGCAGTTCCACTTTTTACAGAGAATGATATTTATAAATGTTTTGGGGACACACGTAAAATTATCCAGAAGATGGAAACATTGATTATTGATGAAGTTTCAATGTTGAATGCACAGATGTTTGATTGGATTATCAAAAAACTTATGTACATTCGCCATGGTGATTTGCCTCGAGTTGTATTATTTGGCGACGTTTTGCAATTGCCTCCAGTCATTTCAAGTGAAAAGATTGTTCAAGATTATTTTAAAGAAAATTATAACGGCAATGTCATGTTTTTTAATTCAAAAGCATACAAGTCTATGAATTTCAAAATGATGACATTGAATCAATCATATCGTCAAAAAGACGAGACATTTGCAGATAATATTTATTCTATTGGCATAAACTCATATGATAAGTCTATTCTTGATTATTTCAATCAGCGTGTAATGACACTGCAGAAATACGATAGAACACATGACAAGTATATTTATATGAGCCCAACAAATGCTTCTGTGAATAAAATCAATAAAGCATATATTGATGCTCTTGATTCAGACGAATGGAAAACATACAAAATCGTAAAAAGTCCAAACTTTCCAGATGGCCTTCTTGATGATGAAATTACAATTAAGAAAGGCGCACAAGTAATGGCAACTCGCAACGACTTGCTTGAGCATAAATATGCAAATGGAATGATTGGCACAGCAATTGAAGTTAATGATGATAATGTTGTCATTGAATTTGAGAACGGCGTAATTGCTCCAGTGTACATATCTAAATATGAATTGATGAAGCCATATCTTGATGATAATGGAAAAATTCAATATAAAGTTGACTCATGGGCACGTCAGATTGACTGTAAAGTTTGTCGTGCTATGACAGTTCATAAGTCTCAAGGAAAAACATTTGAAAATGCCTATCTTGCTTTGAATGGTTGGACACCTCCTGGACTAGTATATGTTGGACTTTCACGTCTTACATCATTAGAAGGTCTTGGTCTTTCACGTCCACTTTATATGAATGATATTCAGATTTTCAAAGAAGCAATGGACTTCTTGACAAAAGACGTAGCATAAAAAACTCGTATTTCGTGTCATCTAACTAATTATTTATCATAGTTGGAGGATACGAAAATTAAACGTTTTGATAGCGAAAGCATTTATTATAGAATTAAACCTCGTCTTGAGGTAATGAATGAATGGTCACAAATTATTCCAAATGGTACTATTTCAAGTATTTTAAAAACTTGGTCTGAAATGGGTAATGAATTTGCTCGTTATTTGGAGTATCTTTACCAAGAGAAAAAGTATCAAAACGCTCGAAACCTTTCTTCAATAACACATATGACAGACTTAGTTGCGTATAAGCGTAATCTTCCAAAGTCTGCTGTTGGTTATGTAATTATTTCGCATACAGACAAAGATGGCGTAAATCGTCTAAATAACTATGGCGTAGATTTTTTTGACTTAGATGCAACATCTGACTATGATGAATTAACACAAAATAAAAAAGCAACATCAGAAGAAAAAGCGGCCTTAGTACCATGGACAGCTAATAAGTCTTATTGTATTCCTGAAGGCTCAGTAATAACTTCATCAAAAGGAATTAAATTTCTTGTAACAGAAACAGTTGAGTCACGCTCATTAAAAGAACCATTTTCAGTTATTAAAAAAGACGCAACAAAATATAAAAACTTTGTTGAAGCTGGTGGTTGGAATGGCATAAAATATCTTAAAGTTCCTGTTATTCAAGGTGAACAAGTTTCAGCACAATTAGGACAAGCGCAAGGAACCCGTTATGAAAGCTTTACACTTGACACTTTAGATGTTGAAAATGCATCTAATATTATTTCTTGCAAATATTTTAATCTTTCAGTCAAACCTTATAAAAAAATAAATGGTGAAGAAGTCGAAGATGGTGATGTTGAAATTTGGGAAAAAGTTGAAAATATTGGTCTTGCAGGTGCGTATGATAAAGTCTTTGAAGTAAAAATTCTTGATGATGAGAATAAATTGCTTTTCAAATTTGGAAACGGTATTACAGGAAAGATGCTTCCAAAAGATGCGATTGTTACTGTAAATTATTTGAAAACTTTGGGCGCATCTGGCAATATTTCGTCTAAATTCCAATTGAACACAATTACACTTCCAAATGGTGAAGCAATGGTTGACCCTCGAACAAACACAATTGCGAAGTTTATTTGCTGTACAAATATTTCGCCAATCAATGGTGGTTATGATATTGAAGATGTTGAAGACATTCGTAAAAATGCTCCAGAAGAATATTTAGAGTCATACACAACTTCAGCTAAAAAAGCTTACTTGAAACAGATTGAAAATAACAGTCCAGTAAACTTGTTGCATCCTCATATTTTCAGTTCTGAAGTAGTTGAAACAGAGTCATATGGTGAAACTGAACATGGAAGTGATTATACATCATCTGTATCTTCTGGAATTCTTCAAGAAATTACAGCAACAAAAAATAGCATTTTAGTGTGTGCTTTACGCAGTAATGGTGAAGAAATCGAAGACCCCGAAACTGAGCTAATTGAGCCATTAAAACAAACGCTTGATGACTATATGTCAGCAAATGACTCATTAGATTTTGTCAAACCAAATATTATAAAGTTGTGTCCTCGAATTAAAGTTGGAACATCATCTACTATTTTGGAAAAAAACATTTTTGATGAATTGAGACCAAAAATTTATAGTAGATTTTCAGTTTTTAATAGAGATTTTAATGAAAAGTTTTATAATTCTGGCATAATTGATATTGCTCACAGTCTATCTTATACGCAAAAAGTTGATGAATTTTTAGAGGCGCGTGCAATAGTTGACATGGAGCCTACTATTATTACAAAAAGTTCTCAAACTGGAATTGATTGGCTCGATAAGTCTGGAAGCAATGTCACATCCTTCAAAGACTTAGACATTGAAGCTGAGGCAAATGAGTCTTTATTCGCATTTGATTTTAAGTTTGATAAAATTTTTGCACAAAGCCAGATTGAAAAAGGATTCAAAAATTACAAATATAATTCTCCATATTTGTTAAAAGTAGACATTACATTTACAAAGAAAGCTGAGGACTCAAGAACATTATTTTTATTTGACAACAGAACTTCTCTTATAGATGATGTTCCAATCATGGATGCATATTTCAAGCCTGTAAATGACAATATTGAAATACCAGTAATCTCAAATAGCGAGAATCCAAATTATGGTGAAGTTGAGCTTAAATGGTTTGATGATACGTCAAACTATTTTAGAAATCTTCAAGCTAGAACTGCACAATTTACAAAAATTGACGCAATTACAGATGAAACATTTATGAACCAAGCTAAGAGCTTCATAAACAGCCCATTTGAGATTAGACCTTTATTCATAAATGAACTCGGTGAAAATGAGATTTTTAATGTAAAAGACGTTCCATCAGAAGAACGCGTTTCTCTTTCTTTTGATAATAACCTTTCTGGTATGACAACTTGCTATAGAAAAAACTTCCAATATTGGCCTCATACAAGAATTGAGTTCTACGAAAACTATGAGAATACTGACTCAGTTGATTATGCTCGTGGAAGAATAATTATTCCAATTAACAGAATTTTGTCAGCAACAGACATCACTTCGTTAAAAACACTTTTAAAAGATGTCGAGAACTTTGATGACCAGACACCTGACATTAAAAAGATGATTTCAGAAAATGTCAAAATCGATGTTTTCGCAATCCCAGTTCAATCAACATTTAAGTGTAACAATGAAAATGACTTGATTTGTGTTGATAAAGATGACATTAAAATTGAGAAAACATTTGTGTCTCAGCTATAATGAAGGATAACTTATGGAAAATATTTCTATTGATAAAAGATTTATTTATGTATTTTTAGATTTAGACCAGTCTTTCAACAATCTTGAAAATATCCGTAATAAAATTCCATATTTAGCAAACGCTGGAATTATAAATACAGACAGTGAAAATTCTTATATCGACTCATATAAATTGCTGTGCACAATTGATAATAATGACTTCATTATTAGCGCATATTTTTTAAGCTATTTAATATCTAAAAAGCTTATAAATGACTTTTTCCAATTGAAATATATTTTTGTAGTTATTTATTGTGATGAGTTTGATACTCCAATGGAAGTTAAAGGAATGCAAAATATTCGGTCAATCTCGAATATAAAAACAGACTTTTATAGCATTGTCAGTTTTTCATTGAATAATTTTTTAGTATATGACTTTGTAAAAGACATAACACATATTAGTAATAGCCTAACAACACTCAAACTTTATAAAAATAAAAATTTATGTCCATTGGCTGCAAATACATTCTTTGAGTCTACTAATAAAGAAACTGCTGATGAGGTAAACTCTATTATTGAAAACCTCGATAGTGATGCTCTTAGCAAAGTTGAGTCAGCAAAGCTTGCATTCACTGACTCAGACTTATTGTTTGGAACTGGTCTTGGTACTTTTGATAAGAGCTCCACAGACGAAATAAATAGAACTATGATGG